AACGCCTGCTGGAGGAACAGCGGCTTGAGCTTCTCGATCGCCGTATCAATGAGCGGCCAATGCAGATCCGCGGCCTTGGGCCAGGGCTTATTGGTACGTCGCAATCCGTGATGGCGTAACTCATACCACCGCGTCTGCCTTATCTCCCACGGGCTTCGCTGGGCAACAGCCTCAACAATCTGGCCCTGCAACGAATTCCGCTGTTTGTCGCTCATCATAAATGTATACCCCTCTTCCTACCCGCCAACCTCGCATCCAGCAAGCGGAGACCCAGTTTCCTCCACCGGACCTATCTCATCCTCCATCCTTTCAAGCAAGCTCCTTCCATCCTCTCCCAATGCTTTCAGGTACTCATCCATCCGCTTCCCGCCACCACCGCAAAACGCCAGTACCATAGCATCCGCCCGATCCGGACTATTCACCCCGCGGGATCGCAACTCGTCCTTACCCTCCAGAGTCAACTTCCCCTTGCCATTAGTCCGCACCTTCCTGCTCACGAACTGCTGCAATAGAATCTCGTCCGTTCCCACCGGCCCCAGATTCACCTTCGCTTCCTCCACCATCCGCCCGAACTCGATCCACATCTCCGCCGCCCTATTCACGAACTGATCATCCCGAATGGCCCGCTCCCCAAAGTTCACTCGCCGCACATCCCAACCCTCAGAGCGCAGCGCATCACACATCACAACACCCATCCCGCCCACATCCGCATAGATATCCGCCGCCTTCAGATTCCACTTCCTGAACTCCGCTATGAACCTACCCACACTGGCCATCGTGTCCTTATCCCGCCACCGCACCAGCCCCTTAACGGTATTACCCTGGCGAATAACGAGAACGCTTTCATCACCACCAGCCGAGAAGTCACATCCCGCGGTCAACGGCTGACCCTCTGTATCCTCCTTAGGTGGGCCACTAACCACCCTCTGCCAATCGATCGTCTTCACCGCCGTCAAACTCCCATCGTCCTCCATGAACTCCGCGTAGATCATCGATCTCACCAGCGGATGCCCCTCGCCCCATCTCGCGAACTGATCGTCAATCCACTCCTTCCGGATATGCGGACAATCAAACGCGGTCACCGTAAAGGTATTCCACTTCCCATCGTTGCGCCGGAATACATCGTAGAAATAGCCGCTGCTCCCACCGGGGCTACTCATCAACAGAGTCCGCGTTGGCTGGCACCGTTCCATCGACTGGAATATCCCGTCCGGTACCGCCTTCGCCTCATCCACAATATACATCAAATCATTGCTCGGACCCTGCACATGCCAGCCCTCCGCCTTCTCAGGATTGCTCGCGCTAAACCCAATACACCTACTCACCAACTCCTGACCATCCACCTTCTTCGGGTACACATAGCGGATCTCGCCATCCTTGATCGAGAATCCATTCTCCTCGCCACCCAATCCATTGATCATCTTACGCAGGTGCGGCCACAGAGCATCGGCCACCTGTCGGTACACACCCGCCGTACATACCACAAGGCTCCCAGGCCAGCGGAGCATGTGCCAGACAACGGCTGACGCGGCTACCATGCTCGTCTTTCCAGAACCATTCGCGGCTTTGAGTGCCACCTTGGAATGCTTCTCGTTCAACGCTCCCAGCACCTTCTCCTGCCAAGGATAGGTGTCGCGAAGCCCCAACATCATCTTAGGGAAGTTGGCCAAATGTTGTGCCTCCTCCAGGAGCTTACGCTGCTTCCATGCAGGGATATGCGAACCCATTCCTAGTGAAGGGGATTTCTTCCGTTTAATTTGCTTGACACTCATAAAATTGGGTTGGGTGGGGAGAGGGGGGTATAGGTATCACCCACCCCCCCTCCTGGGTGGTCCCCCGCCCCCGTCGTCCTATTACCATATCCGCCATCCGTATACCGCTATTGCTATTGCCTATCCTATTTAGATTGCCCACCGAATGCGCCAAGTAAATTGCCGCTAACTGATAGTTCCTTACCACCTTTACCAGTATGCTCAAGTGATGCTCTTGCAACGTAGCCTCTAGTCCGTTCCAGCATCCACCCCGCCGCTTGCCAATTGGCTTCGCCGCTTATGATCTTCCTTTGAAGTAGCAACTCGCCCTCTGCCCTGGCTTGATCAAGCTCTTTCCGGAAAGCCGGGTTAGCGTTGATCCACCGCGCCCATTGTGTCTCGGTGGATGAGAACCCGCAGAGCATCGCGATGCGTTCGAGCGGCATGCCGTATCGCGCAGCTTCCATCGCCTTGTTTTTTGTTTCGGGTGACAAGGTCATTTTAGTGCCCTTCTCCGGCTTCGCCCTCATCCTAGGCTTCTCCAGGACAACCCCCGCTTTCGCTTTCATCCACCCCCTTTACCTCGGATTTATTTTCTTTACCTCTTTTGTTGCCAACCCTCAGCAACTGTGATCTCCTTTGCGCACGGCCTGATTTACGGGCCTGCAAAAAACTTATGATCCTCCTCCTCGATCACTTCAATCACACGCGGATCAGCACCCACCGCACGGTCGCGGCCGCGATCAAAGCCCGCATCGCCCATGCGAAACGGCTCAACCGCAACTCTCCCGGTTCCTACGTATGGTATCGGATCACGGACGCCGAAGGCCGCGCTATCTGCGGAGAACTGCAGATGGAAATTGAACTCGCCCTTCAAACCTCAGCCCGCTAATCCAATGAAACTCCGAATCCCCCCTCGCTTCCACGGCCCGCTATGCGCCCTTGGCTTCATTCTCCTTATGGCTCTTGTGGCTTTAATCGAAAGCCTCGGAGGTTCCCTTTGACTCTCTACCGTTGCAACGGCTTTCGCTCGGTTCGCGCCGAAGGCATCGCCGCCGCCGCTGAGATCTTCGCCCGCCGTGCCGCTCGCCGCGCATTCGGTCGCCGCGGATATGTTCGGACCCTTGTGGAAGATTCTTACGTCCCGAATCTCTCGATTGTAGAATTCGCCGCTTTCATCGGTTACTCGAGCGGCCGCAACGAAACTACCGGACATAACGTCCGTTTCACCGTAGTCAACGGAGGTTCCCTTTGAACGGCTTCATTCTCCACGAGGATCGCGACCGCGTGATCATCGCGACCGGCTTTGAAACTCCGAGCGATAACCGGAAAACCGGCGACATGATTCAAATTTGGATCCTAGTCAAAGCCTGTAGCCCTACCGAAGCAATCCGCACGGGCTTGGATCGTTTGATCTGTGGATCTTGTGTCCATCGCGGGCACGAAGAAAACGGCCGCTTCGGTGTTGAGCGCACTTGCTACGTGAACCCCGGCCAAGCCCCACAGGGTATCTGGAAGTCGTGGAAAGCCGGAAACTATGCGCCCTTGCGTAGTCTCGAGTGTTTCGTCGGAAGGAAAGTCCGTTTCGGAGCTTATGGCGATCCCGTGCACATCCCGCTTTCCCTTGCGCTTGCAATTGCGGGTGTGGCTTCGGGGTGGACAGGCTACACACATCAATGGCGGAAACCCTCCTTGCAAGGATGGAAAACCCTTTTGATGGCCTCGGTGGATTCCATCGCGGAACTTGTGATCGCCCGGTCGCTCGGGTGGAGCACCTTTCGTGTTGGCTCCGAAGCTTCGGTAGGGGAATCCCTTTGCGCGTCCGATCGCGATGGAACCCCATGCGCTGTGTGCCTGCTGTGTGCGGGTGCTCGCGGGGGTCTCGAGTCTGTCCACATTCCGCCCCATGGAACCGGTGCCCGTCACTTCGTGGACATGCCCGCTTTGATTGCGTGAATTCCCCGGTGAGTCCATCGGCAACGGTGGATTCCACGGGCAATTGATGCCCTTTAAACTATGCAATCCATCCAAACCAAATACCTACCCCCCACGGACACGAAGGGGGCACGCATCAAAGCAGCCTGTGAAAGGGGAACCCGTACAATCCCCTACCCTTACGAGTTGTCCGGTGATTCGGTCCATCGGGAAGCTGCCCTTCAATTGATTGAGCGATTCGTTGCCGAAGATTGGAAGGAGCGGGCCACGCCCCCATCGCAGAACCCGTGGAAAAGGGTTTTCGTGACTGGTTCCCTTCCCGATGGAACTATGGCCCACGTTTTCCTTTGACCCCATGAAACCCCTCCTTCGCGTCCTTGGGTATCTTGCCCTGTGTCTACTTTTCACCCTCCTTCTCATCCTATCTGCCCTTGCCGGCAACGGTAAGTAAATCCCAAGCCATTCACCACACCCCGTAGGTTTACCCCTACGGGCTTTTCTTTGCCCGTGTGGTCTCATCACCCCGCTTGCCGCCTTCCTTCCTTCCTAGGGCCTTGCCGCTTGTCTTCCTAGTCGGCCAATCGATTGCCCCCCTTGTGTGTGGTTCCCTTCCTTCCTTCCTTGTCACTGGTCACTGGTCACTGGTCACTTTCGATTTGACACTAGGTGACCAGGATACCCCCTAGGACATCGAATGTCCCACCCCGCTATTTGCATAGCACTCCAAGGTAAGACATCCCATGTCCCACCCCGTTACATCCACTGCGACCTTGCCGGTATCATCCCGAAATCTGTTTCGGGATCATGCAATCTCATGGTGCGGTATTCGGGATTCTCCATACGCCATACGGAATTCGGAATTCGGAAATCCAGAATCGGGAATCGGGGTACAGGGAAATCTCCATGCCATGAAAGATTACCCCTTGACGAGGAGGATCATGGTGCGGTAGGTTGGGCGGCGTGAACCAACAAACCATTGTCGCCACCTTCCGCAAGCCGGATGGAGAGATCGAGAAGGACTTCAGCTACCATGAACCGATCGGCGAGGCCCGCGAGGCTGCTGAGGAGGACGCTCATCGCTACGGGTGGGAGTTCCTGAGTGTGGAGGTTCAATGAAGCCCCGCATCCTTGTGGCCTGTGAGTACAGTGGCCGGGTTCGCGATGAGTTCGCGGCCCGAGGCTGGGATGCGTGGAGTTGCGATTTCGAGGAGTCAGACACGGTGGGCCAGCATTACCGCGGTGATGTGCGGGATCTTCTCAACCAGCAATGGGACATGCTGATCGCGTTCCCGCCATGCACCTACCTCTGTGGAAGCGGCATGCACTGGACTACACGGGGACTTCGCGACCCCAAGCTGACCGAGGAAGCACTCACATTCGTCCATCTGTTAATGAATAGTACCCCCCCCCGTATAGCAATAGAGAACCCAATAGGTGCTATCAACACTCGTATATGCAAACCCACTCAGATAATCCAGCCGTATCAGTTCGGTGATGACGCGAGCAAGCGCACCTGTCTCTGGCTCAAGAACCTTCCACCGCTGGTTCCCACCGACATCCTGCCGCTACCACCATCCGGTAGGTGGGCCAATCAAACCCCCAGTGGCCAGAACAAACTCGGTCCCAGTCCAACCCGCTGGAAGGAGCGTTCCAAGACCTATCCCGGCATCGCCCGCGCCATGGCTGCTCAATGGGGTTCCGCTCCCTACACTCCATCCATCAATCAAACGCGCTCCTAGACCCCTCCAGACTCCAGCAATCGACATCCATATCCATCCATCACAACCACCACCTACCACCTGATACTTCGTAATCAGTAGAGGGTCATTCAAAAACTGCAGCCGCAGCGTGGGGGCCTTCAAAGCCCCCGAAAAGCTTGCGGCGTAAGCAGTTTTTAACTCCCTAGTAGAGGGAGTGTGAATCTCCCTCTAGGGAGAGTAGTAGTGGCTATGGTAACTCTTTGGGGTGCGCTGCAAAATCAACATTCCTTTATCTTGACGCTGGATCGTCCATGACGCAATTTGTTCTTGCTATGAGTTATCTGGACAATGGTTCCACGCTTCGGTCGATGTTCCGACTGACGCCCCCGCAACGCCATGACATCGACCCGGCTAAGTCCGAGGTTCTGGCCTACATAATGGCGAATCTCGCCTGTGAGCTTGGTCGAGCGATCCGGGCTTTCAATTCCATGAGGAACAAGAAGTCTCAAGTCCTTGTTTATGACATGGTTCATCGGCAGTGGCGTGGGTGTGACTGGGTTCCTCCGCAGGATGAGGACAAGGTTTCGTTGCTCTTGAGAACCATCAACGATCTCAAGCGTGATGTTGCGTATCTGAAGACCGCGGTGAAGAAGCATGAGAGGATAATTGGCCAACTTGAGCGTAAGCGTCCGAGCAGGCGCAAGGAGGTGGAGGTGGAGGCCGACGATGAGCCAATGGAACCGAAGCCCATTGAGCAGCAACAAGCCGCTCCCCCCGAAGAGAAAGCGGCTGACGGAGAGGACTGGTTCAAGGCTATGCGCGCCGCCCTCGCTGAGGGCGATAAGGCTTCTCCTTCTTCAGCTCCGCTCCCGTGAACGCGAGGGGGTTGGACTCTTCCCACTGGATGCCGGTGGCTGAGTGTTGAAGATTGAGAATGGGGGACGGGAGTCCAATCCTCCCTCCCCGCTTACAGAAGGCCAACTGGAAGCGTCGAGGCTTTGATTGGCCTACCTCATGGAGAACGGCTATCTCACGCGCCCAGTTGGCAAGTTCGGAGGAGCCGAAGCCTGAGTGGGCCAGTTCCATTGTGGTGAGTGGTTCGCCGCCATCCTTGCGTTGGGGCTTTGCTACATGGTGCATCCAGACCCAAGCGACCTTGGTCTCGTGGAGGATGGGTTGGAGTTTGTTGCGAAGGAATATCGACACCTCGGACTGATCGCTGAGGTCGCCGCCGAAGTAACTGAAGAGTGGATCGGCCACGATGAGATCGAGCTTGGAGCGGTGGATGAAGCGGCGGGCGTAGGCGAGGAACTGGTCACCGGTACGAACGGTCTCGGTCCTGAACTCTAGGTTTTTCTGAAGCTGGTTCATCTGATCGAGACTGAATCTCTTATGCACCACCCCGCGGAATGCCTCGGCGAGGTCACCCTTGTCGTTCTCGGCCTGGATGACCCCAATCTTCAATGGCTTCACCGGCTTGATTCCGAAGAAGTCGAGGCCGAGGCACCAGCGGATGACGATCTGCATCATCAGGGATGACTTTCCGATACCGGTACCACCGCTGACGATCATGGAGGAGCCGCGGGTGATCCATCTATTACCGATCAGGTTATCCGGATCGTTGTCCGGATCGAAGTCCATGAGGTCTTTGATGGTGACCACCGTGGACTTGTCATCATCGGTCTCGCGTGAGGTGAGGTAGTCTTCCCATGAAGCGGAGCCGAGGTTAGTGGCCAACAGCTTCTGTTGGGAAGTAGGACTACGCCATGCGCCCGGGAGCCGAGAGTAGCGCGATGGGTTCTTGTTCTTGGCATCGATGCCTGGGATAGACGAGTAGATGATATCCCGGCGGATGTCCCATTCCTTGCGGTTAGGCGCATCTACGCGGACCCAGGCATGGATACTCTTACCACCTGAGTCGATGAGCACGGTGATGGGTAGGCCCGAATCGCGGAATAGCTTCTCCTGTTCGGCCTTGGGCTTGTCATCGAACTCCACCAGGACATGGCGGTACGCGCTGACATCGTTGTCGGAGCCGCTGTAGAGGTTGGACTTGAAGGGGTTGATGCGAACGAAGATCCCCTCGCGTTCCTGTGACAGGATGCGGGATGCCGGATCATCGAAGCGGGCGATCCATTCCTCGATGGGAATGAATGATCCAGCAGTGACTGGCCTACCCTCCTCGACGGCATCACAGATACAGACTACTTCGGTGGGTGCGAAGGCGGCTTGAAGGAACCGCTTGAACTCGCTGGCTTGAGGATCGGGCGCAACCGCTGGTGACGGTCTCTTGAAGGATACCTTGGTGAGATCGAATGGAGCGGTTGAGGGAGAGACCCCTGACTGAAGGAGATGGCCGGCTGGTTTGGAGTGAGACTTGGAAGCGGCCTCGCGGAGTTTGTGAGTCAGTTCGCGATCGGACCAAGGTGGTTGGCAGGATTGATTCCAAGCAGAGAGAAGGGCTAGAGAGTCCGCCTCGGATAGCTGGAAGCCGTGTACGAGGCCGACGGCAGCGGTGTAGGTAGTTGAGTGTCCGGACTGGCCAGAGACGGCTGGCGGCACCTTGGAAAGCCAAAGGGCCGCACGTTGGTGCGGTGTCATATCGTTGTTTGTTTGGGACCGATCGTTGGGGGCTACTTCATTTTGTCTATCTTCATCAGCCGTTTGATGGC